GACAAGATCACACTTGATGAGTTCGGGTTCCTACGGGCCGCTGATATTCGGATTGGGCGTGCAGGCGTTCAGCAATACGGTGACCATTGGGAGTTCCGGCCTGAGAACGAGGTCTTTGATCAATCTCATTTGGATAGTATCAACGGAATCCCAATTGTGATCACCCACGAAGGCGGTCTGATTGACCCAACGGAAAAACGGGAAACGGTCGGAACCGTATCCAACGCCAAGCGTGACGGAAGTTACATTGTGGCTGATCTTCTAATCCATTCCCAAGATGCTATTGACAAAATTCAAAACGGTTTAAAAGGGTTGTCTTTGGGCTATATATCGCAAGACAGGCAGGAGTCCGGAACCTTTGATGGTGTGGAATACAGTATTGTCCAGACCGGATTGAGGGCCAATCATCTTGCCTTAGTTGATTTTGGACGTTGCGGTGTCGGCTGTAGACTTGATGAAAACACAAATAACAGAGGAGTAAAAACAATGGCAAAATTCAAATTGGACGGCGTTGAATACGAGGTGGAAGACACCGCAATGGCTCAGGCCGTAACCACAAAAATTGATGCTCTGACTATCGAGGCAAAATCGGCCAAGGATAAGTCCGAGGAACTTCAAGGCAAGCTTGACGAAGCAACCGAGAATATCAAGAAACTCAACGAGGAGAAACTTGACGGGGAAGCAATCAACGCTCTCATCAAGAACCGGATTGAGCTGATTGAGCAAGCCAAGATCATCAAGGCTGACGGGAAGTTTGACGGCCTGACGGACAAGGAAATCATGGTTGAGGCGTTGGCTATTGAAGGCATTGAAGAGAAGTCTGATGCATATATCAAGGGCCGCTTTGACGCCGCTGTTGATGCAAAGAAACTCGACAAGGCCGGAGATTTGAACGCAGCGGCAAATTCTGGTGATGAAAAGCTCGATGCACGCTCCAAGATGATCGAGGAAAACCAGAAGAAACGCTACAACCGCAACGGAGGAAAATAATCATGGCATACGAATTAACTCAAGCAAGCGCATATCCAGGTGGAATGGTTGATTCTGAGTTCCGCGAAATTCGCAGCTTCAGAAACGATGATACTGTTGACATTCTTTTCGGCCGCGTTATTGGCGCAATTGATGAAACGACAGCCAAGCTGTTTGCATCCGGTGACACCATTCTTGGAATCTCGGCCTTTGAGCAAAAGGTTGGCGACACTTAGGTGGTAGCAACCCGCAGATTGGTGAATTCTTGGGCGCAGGCCAGCCTGATGAGTATGTTGCTGTTCAGATCAACTTACCATAACGAGGTGATAAAATGAGAAATACAATGATTGAAAAATTGGACGTCAATGAAACTGCGTTCTTCCTTCGGGAACTGGAATACATCAAGGCTCAGTCTTATGATGTGCTCAAGGCTCCGTTGACAGCACGCGATCTTTTCCCCATCAGCTATGAAGCAGACCCAGGCGCAACGGCTATTACCTACAGTCAATATGACACCGTTGGTATGGCCAAGGTCATTGCAAATTACGCTGATGATCTTCCTATGGCCGAAGTCAAAGGCAAGCAGATCACCCAGCTTGTTCGGGAGATCGGTCAAGCATATCAGTACAACATCAAAGAAATCCGCAAGTCACAGATGAGCGGAAAAGGGCTTGAGCAACGCAAGGCCAACGCTGCTGTGCGCGGAATCGAGATGAAGCTGAATGACTTGGCGTTCAACGGTGGTGATGGTGTTCAAGGTTTCTTTGACAACACCAATATTCCTTCCATCAGCGGAAGCGATTGGGATGCAGCAACGCCGGCCGAAATTTACGCCGATATGCAAGCCGCTGTTACTCAGGTTATCGACACTACCAATGGCGTCCACGTTCCTAACGAGATTTGGCTGCCAGCCGGACGTTACGCCCAAGTGATGTCCACCCGAATGGCAGAAGGAACTGATACCACTATTGGTCAGTTTGCCCAGATGAATCTCAACATCACCATCCGTCAGTGCCCCAACCTCAAAGGCATTGGTGCAGGCGATACCGACCGAATGGTTGTTTGCGAGAACAACGGTGACAACTTCACTCTTGAAATTCCGGCTGAGCTTGACTTCCTGCCACCTCAAGAGCGGAACCTGAGCTACATTATCAACGGCCTGTTGTCAACAGGTGGTGTAATTGTTTATTATCCACTGGCAGTCCTGTTTGTTGACGGCCTTTAATCTGAAAGGGTAACAAAGATGAAAATTGAGAATACTGGCGCATGCATGCTGACGATTGATGGTGTTAGAATTAAGCCGCTTGAGGTGGTCGACATTGACTTGAAAAAGTTGAGCGGGAAGAAAAAAGCCGTTGTTGATCATTGGTTTGAAAAGGGCTGGCTTACAAAAGCATCAGCAAAGAAAAAGCCGGAACCGAAGCCGGAGCCGGAGCAGCCTGAAAGCGCAGAATAACTCAATTGGTAAGGCGGTGCGGACATGACAAAATTGACACCAGACGATATTCGGAACAGGTTTCCAGAATTCAACCATCTGACGGATGAGCAAATTCAATCCCAACTTGATCTTGCTTATTGCATGTTCGCGCCGCTTTATTTCGGCTGCTTGTATGATGAGCTGATTTACCAATACGTTGCCCATAAAATATTCACCCAATTTCCAGACAGCAGCGGGAATAAGCACGAATTGAACATTGTTGGTTCGAGCGTTTCTGAGAGTCTTGGTTCAGCGTCAAGGTCATACTCGTTGCCAGACTCTTTTATTGCCAAATACGGGAACCTGATTCAAAGTTCCTACGGCCTGAATGCGCTTGAGATCATCAACACGCGAGGGAAGTTGGCAACAATTATCTGAGGCGTTCAATGAGCTATCGCGCAATTGCCATAAGATCGGTCAAACGAGTCCAACGGAACGTCAAGAAGGCACTTGATGAGAAACGCCGGAAGATGGACTGTGACGGAAAGAGTGCCTTTGTTGGCCTTCGGGGAACCGAGAAGAATGATGAAGGCGTGACCATTGCGCTTTACGGAGCCGTGCACGAGTTTGGACGCGGCAATCAACCTGAGAGGAGCTTTTTGAGGGTTCCGCTCTGGGAGAAACGCCAAGAGATTTACAACGTTGCATTGGAAGTCTTTGAGGCCGGAGGAGGATGTGAGCCAGCTCTCAACGCAATGGGGTTGACTGGGGTGAATATCTCTGTTGATTCCTTTGACAAGAATGACTGGCCGCCTAATAAACCGGAAACTGTACGCCGGAAGGGTTCTGCCAAAGTTCTTGTTGACAATGGTGATCTTCGTGGTGCTATTGACTATGTTGTGAGCAATAGAGTATGAAATTCTCAGGCCTTATAAACAGCAGCTTCAACACCGGAGCCGCAACATACAAAGAAATCTCAGGAGCCTATGTTGACGGGTTTTGGGTTGAGAATCCTTCTGTGGGCGTTCAAATTCAGGTGTCTGCTCAGGAGCCAACTGGACGGGCCTTGGAGATGCTGCCGGAAGGATACAACGCCGCTGATGCAAAGACATTCTTCACAGTCCATCCAGTAAAGATCAACGCACGGATTGTTTACGGAGGAGATGAATTCAAAATTCTCGGAGTAAATAACTGGAATGACTTGGGTGATTATTGTGAGGCCGTCTGCTTGAAGGTGACTGTATGATTACAACGATGAATGACCTGCTGGCGATCTTCCGAAACTACGCAACTGCCAGTGCCGGAATAGAATTCATTTTTATATCACCAAACGCTCCACGGCCTGATTATCCATATGGAACGATTAATATCACTTCACTTGAGCAGAAGGGCTATCCAAACCGAGCCCAATCAGCAATAGTCGGAGATGATTTTGTCCAAGTCAATGACGCTCTTTTTATGGGTATGGTTGACTTTGACGTCAAGTCCAGCAGCCGAGGAGATGAGCTGCTGGATTTAATCAACGGCGTTAATTTAAGCATTTATGACGAGCTTAACAACAGCGGTATTGGCTTCATCAGATTCGGAACTATCGTTGATTTGACTGGGTTGGAAGTTGAAAAGACTATTGGCCGATTCAGAGTGACGATGTATTTTGATGTAGTAATAACGGCCGAGAATACCGCACCATTCATCAAAAGCGTTGAGGTTAACAACATTATCATAGGAGAATGAGATGTCTGATTTGGATAGAATTGTTGATGTAACGATAAGCAAAGAGCTGACCACCATCAGCCGCGTTGGATACGGAACGCTGTTGATTTTGGGCAATACAAATGTGCCGGAAGTTCAGCCTGTTATGGCCTTTGGAAGTATGGAAGAGGTTTCTTCTGTATATGATTCTGCTGATCCAGAATACATACACGCAATGGCAGCATTCAGCGGAGCTACACGGCCCGTTGAAGTCAAGATTGGATATTGGGCTGATCAGGATGTGTCAGCAACGGCCGGACGGCTTGTCACCGGAGTTGGAACCGGAGATTTGGCAGCTTGGACTGCTGTAACAGACGGAGCTTTCCAATTGACTGTTGATGGAACGAATCAAGATGTAACAGGGCTTGATTTTTCCGGAGCGGCTGATTTGGATGCGGTTGCTGGAATATTGGAGGCTGGTCTGACTGGTTGTACAGTGACTCAGGATGATGCTGGGAAATTCACCTTCACATCCGCAACAACCGGAGCCGCTTCAACCGTAACAACTCTTGCGGCCGGAACGACCGGAACTGATCTTGTGACGGAAGTGTTCCTGAATCCAACAGGGCTGGTAGAAACTCCAGGCCGTGATGTTATCCCATCTGAAACTGTTGAGGAGGCTCTTGATGCCATCCTTCTTGCTGACAGTGATTGGTACGGCCTTGATTGTACAAAGAATGATGATGTCAATATTCAATCTATTGCATCTTGGATTGAAGCCAACCGGAGATTGTATGCAACTCAATCAACTTCAGCCGAAATCCTTGACCCAAATAGCACGACCGATATTGCATCATTGCTGAAGGATTTGGGTTATGAGCGAACAACTATTTTTTACACTCACATTGAACAGCCTCTTGCAGCGGCGTTGCTCGGCCAATATCTGCCCTATGAGCCTGGCACTCTGACTTGGGCTTTTAAACAGCTCAACGGAATTGAAGTGTCTCAGCTTACCGCCTCTGATCAGTCTACAGCCCTTGATAAAAATTGTAACATTTACTATACAGTGGCCGGAACCAATATGACATTTGAAGGGTTTGTTTCTTCCGGCAGCTTCATCGACATTACGAGAGGTGTTGACTGGATGGAGAGCACCATCCAAGAAAATATCTTCAGCCGATTGGTCAACGCTCTCAAAGTTCCGTACAACGATGAGGGAATTCAGTTGATTGTTGCTGAGCTTCGGGCATCACTTGATCTTGCAGTTGACAAGCAGGTCTTGACGGATTATCAAGTG